ATTATATAATAGATACGTCGTAGAAGATGTTGATAAAGCTGTTGTAGAAGTCAGTAAAGACACCATCAAGGACGGCCCACCTTGTCTTCAGCAATTATGCACTCAAGGATTTCCGGAAGGAACTAGGAATAATGGTTTGTTCAACATAGGAATTTATCTCAGGAAATTTGATCCAGATAGTTGGAAAACATTACTGGAAGAATATAACAGGAATTATATGACACCACCACTGGCTGCGCAGGAAGTGGTCATTGTTCAAAAGCAACTAGATAAAAAAGAATATAACTATAGATGCAAGGAGCCACCCATCAATGCCTATTGCAATGCCAGTGTATGCCGAACAAGAAAATTTGGTGTTGGTGGCGGAAATGGCCCAATGGAAATAACAGCACTGACTAAATTAACAACAGATCCACCTGTTTGGTTTCTACAGGTGGGCGACAAGCGTCTAGAATTACAAACAGAAGAATTACAGATACAATCAAAATTTCAACGCAGGTGCATGGACGTATTAAATTCCATGCCTTCGCGTGTAAAGGAATCAGTATGGCAAGAGACGATCGATAGATTGATTCAAAAATTAACTATTACAAAAGCCTCTGATGATGGGTCTGTGGCAGGGCAGTTCGAAACTTACCTCCAGGAGTTTTGCACTGACCGTGCCCAGGCTTTAAACCGTGATGAATTACTGTTGAGAAAGCCTTGGACAGAAGAAGGAAAAACATATTTCCGTCTAAAGGATTTCCAGGACTATCTCACGCGAAACAAGTTTACTCACTACAACCCAGGACAGATCGTTGCGCGTTTGCGAGATTTAAAAGGGGAAGGTGAAGAGTTTAAAATTAAAGGAAGACATGTAAGAGTCTGGCGTATTCCTGCTTATCAGCAACAAGACTCAGAATTTGATGTAAAGGAGATTGACAGTGCCCCATTCTAACATTCCAAACAAAAAGAAAATAAAAGGTCAGAAAAATGAATATGTAGCTGCAGGATTTATGACTGACAACAATTATTTTATATCATGGAGACAGGAAGATAATTCTCCTTATGATTTTGCTGCTACCCACAGAGTGACAGGAAAGACAAGACTAATAGATTCCAAGACAGTTTCTTTTAGAAAGACGTGGAAGCCTGGAACTCGTATTTGTAGAGTTCTTAGCAAATACCAAAAACAATTAGGTGTAGAAATCTTATATGTATACCCAGATGGAAGGTGTGATTTTCATGGAAAAAACTAAAATCATACTAGGCCCTCCTGGCACAGGGAAGACGCACAACCTGTTGAATCTGGTTGAAGCGGAACTGGCGAAGGGAACGCCGCCGGATCGCATTGCCTTTTTAGCTTTTACCAAGAAGGCAGCGCACGAGGCACGCGACCGGGCTATGAAGAAATTTAATCTTGAAGAACAGCACTTGCCGTACTTCAGGACATTACACTCCTTCGCATTTCATCAATTAGGAATGACAAAGTCAGAAGTTATGTCAAGAGATAATTACAAAGAGTTTTCTGAATCTTTTGGAATGGATTTAGGGTTTGTGGCTGATGGAATTGAATCTGGTGGAGTCATGACAACTGACAATATTTTAATTAATCATGTTAATTTAGCGCGCATGCGTTGCCTGGACCTGGAGGAATACTATAATTTTTATAATCTTGATGTTTCCTGGCATGCATTGTTGAGAGCGAAGCGTTCTTTGGAAGAATTTAAAAAGAAAAGAGAAGTATTTGACTTCACTGATATGATTCATATGTTTATTGAATCCGGCATGGTTCCAAAGCTGGATGTCGTATTTGTTGATGAAGCGCAAGACTTATGTAAATTACAATGGCGTATGATACATAAGATCTGTCAAGACCCAGTGAGAAACATGTATATAAGTGGTGATGATGACCAGGCAATATACAGATGGGCAGGAGCGGATGTTGAACACTTTATAGAATTGGGAGGAGGAGTTGAATCTTTAATACAATCCTACAGATGCCCTACACTTGTTCAGCAACTATCCCAACAAATTATTGGAAGAGTAAGAAATAGAAGACCAAAGAGTTGGAAAGGGACAAATAAAAAAGGATTACTACAATATCATTCCTATCCTGAAAGCGTTAATTATAACGATTACAAGGGCAGTTGGCTGCTATTAGGTAGGACTAATTATTTGCTGGATGAAATAGAAAGAGATCTGAGAATACAGGGTTTAATTTATAAAAGAAATAATAGGCTTCCAATATCAAAGAAACTATTGAATGCTGTTGATGCTTGGAGAAGGCTGGGTGAAGGAGATAAAATAGAATTGCCGGATGTCAAGGATATGTATGCATATATGTCAACAGACATAGGAGTGGAGAGAGGCCATAAAGGATTAAAGACAGCGGATCAAAAAACATATGAGCTTGAGGATTTAGTATTAAGGCATGGATTACTAGTATCAGGTCGTCCTTGGGATGTTGCTTTTGATAAGGTAGGAAACAAGGATAAAGAATTTCTAAGAGCTGTAGAGCTGAGACATCAATCATTAACAGTTGAGCCGACCATTAATTTAAGCACTATACATGGCGCTAAAGGCGGAGAGGCTGATAATGTAATGATGCTCACGGATCTGTCAAGAAAATCGCAAGAGGCAATGGAAAAGGATTCAGATGATGAATGTCGTGTATTTTATGTGGCGGCTACACGCGCAAGAGATAGCTTGCATATAGTTCAGCCACAAAGAGATGGAGGATTTATAATATGAGTGCCCATAAAAAACAAATAGGTGGAGATCACTATAAGAAAATGGCGATCCAACCTAGTCATTATATCGTCAAGAATAAGCTTGGCTGGTACGAAGGTAACATTGTGAAATATATCACTAGGCATAGCATTAAGGGGGGAAAACAGGATGTAGAGAAAGTCATTCACTATGCTCAACTACTAATTGAAGATCGATACAAAAAGAAAGAAACGAAAGGAGAAAGAATGGGAAGAGTAACTGCTAGGAATGTGAAAAAACTAAATAAAAAATTAAGAGAGGAGGAGAAGGCCAATGATGAGAGACATGTTCAAGGAAATTAATTCGGAGTGGGTTGCTCCCAATACATTTCCGGATTTAAGTACACACGATAAAATATCCATTGACCTGGAGACATGTGATCCAGAGCTGATCAAAGAAGGTCCAGGCTGGCCTAGAAAGAGGGGGAAAGTCATAGGCATAGCTGTCTCTTCCAATGGTTTTACAGGCTATTATCCTATTGATCATGAAGGCGGAGGAAATATGGACAGAAAAGTTGTCCTTAAATATATTAAATCTTTATGTGAAGACGGTTCAATTGATAAAGTGTTTCATAATGCGCAGTATGATATTGGCTGGCTGTCCACACTAGGAATAAAAGTCAAGGGGAGAGTGCATGACACAATGGTCGCGATGGCGCTCATTGATGAGAATCGTTTTTCCTATACCCTAAATAGTATAGCAGGAGAGTACCTAGGGGAGAGAAAAAACGAAGCAAAATTAAAGGAAGCTGCAGATGCGTTTGGAGTAGACCCGAAGAATGAAATGTACAAATTGCCGGCACAGTTTGTAGGAGAATATGCTGAAAAAGATGCCAGGTTAACATTAAAACTTCATGAAAAATTGTCATGGGAAATCACCAAGGATAGTTTACAGACAGTATACGATATGGAATGTAATTTAATCAACGTGATTTTTAATATGACGAAGCGAGGAGTGAGAATCGATTTTGCTCGCGCCGAGCAACTCGCAGAACGTTTCAAGAACAAAGAAAAGAAATTAATTAAGAGAATAAAGGATCTGACAGGCCTTAACATTGAAATATGGGCTGCGGCTTCTATCGCCAAGGCGTTTGATGCTTTGAATTTACCATATGAAAGGACTGATAAGACTGATGCGCCGTCATTCACGAAAATGTTTTTGACGGACCATCCACACGAATTGCCGCGTTTAATCATGCAGGCAAGGGAATTAAATAAACTGAGAGGAACGTTTCTGCATGGCCTTTTAAAACATAATGAGGAGGGAAGAATACATGCCCATGTTAACCAAATTAGGTCTGACAGTGGAGGTACTGTCACTGGTAGGTTTAGTTATAATCATCCTAATCTACAGCAGATTCCAAGCAGGGGTCAATTCGCGCAAGACATTAGGAAAATTTTTATTCCGGAGGCAGGCGATTTCTGGCTTAAAGCCGACTACTCGCAGCAGGAACCAAGACTTCTCACGCATTTCGCGAGGCTCGTCGACCAACCAGGTTCTCGGGAAGTACAGAAAGCATACCTTGAAAAAGACCTCGATTTTCATCAACAAACAGCGGACATGGCAGGAGTTAAGAGAAGCCTTGCGAAGACTATCGGATTAGGAGTTATGTATGGAATGGGGTATCATAAAATGGCCAGAGAGTTGGATATGGAGCCCCAGGAAGCAAAGAAAATGTTGCAGGATTTCCATCAAAAAGTGCCATTTATGAAAGGAATGTTGGAAGCAGTCATGAATCGTGCTAATAGTAAAGGCGTAATTAGGACATTGCTTGGAAGAAAATGCCGTTTTGATTTATGGGAGCCTACATCTTGGGGTGTACACAAGGCATTGCCACTAAATCAAGCGCAAACTGAATATGGAATGGCAATCAAAAGAGCGCACACATACAAGGCCTTGAATCGATTAATTCAAGGTTCAGCAGCTGATCAGACGAAAAAAGCTATGGTTGATGTCTATGATCAATTAGGTATTATTCCATTGATTCAAGTTCATGATGAATTGGATTGTTCTGTAAAAAATGAAAAACAAGGAAACGAGGTAAAAGAAGTGATGGAAAATTGTATAAAGCTGGAAGTTCCTTCCAAAGTTGATGTTAATGTCAACGAAAGTTGGGGTGAGTAATGAATTGGATGTGCGCCACCGTAGCTTTTTGCATTGCATTTACTCCATTGAGTATGGAGTATTCCACCAAGGAGGAATTTATCCATCAAGCTAAAGCTTGTGTAATATGGTATAATCATCAATGGGAGCCTCATTCTAGGGTGCCATGGAAATTAGCTATTGCACAAGCCATACAAGAGTCAGATTATGGAACTTCCTACTTTGCGGAGGAGGCTAATAATTTAATGGGCATCAAAGAATTTGATGAAAGTGAACAGCATATAAAACCGCGCAACAATCCGGATGCTGATTGGGGCGTTAAAGTATTCAATAACAAATGTGAATCCATAATGTTTTATATGGATCTACTGAATGATAATCATCATTATGAAGAATTCAGGGAAGAAAGATGGAAACAGCATGTTTCAGATGAAGCTGATCTTGAAAAATTGGCGAAGACACTTGCAGTTTATGCCGAAGATGTGTATTATCCATCCAAGATTATAAAAATTATGAAAGAGCTAGAAATTTATGAGTAAAAAAGTGGGATATAAAGAACAAGGGAGGAATCGAAGTGGAGTTAAGAATAATTTTGCAATCAATCCAGAACAAATGGAGTACGAACGCCGTAAGCTTCTGGAAGAAATGTCATCCAAGCTTAAGCCTAACCGCAAGCAGCTTAACACAATGGCTGCGGTGGCTGCGACGAAAGAGCCGGAGTATTTTGACGAAGAAGGAAACAAAAAAGAGCCAACCCTCCGCATACTTTCACTCGGGGCAGGGGTTCAGTCATCCTGTCTGGCACTCATGGCCCAAGAAGGACTGACAAAGCACAAACCGGATTATATGATATTTGCCGACACTGGGTGGGAACCCTCATTCGTGTATGAGCATGTGGAATATCTCAAAAAGGCTATAACGATTTGCCCCATCATTACCGTTGAACGAAGCAACATCCGTGAGGATTTGATTCGTGCGGCGAATCCCATTAAGGGGTCTAATGAGGAGCATAAATCTTTCGCCGGACGCGTACCGAATCCACCACTATTCGCGAAGCGTCCTGGTGGAAAGGTTGGAATGCTGTATCGTCAGTGCACGCATGACTACAAGGTTATCCCCATACAAAAGGAAATGAGAAGAATTTTAGGCGTTAAGCCAAAGCACCGCGTTCCCAAAGGAACAACAGTAGAACAATGGATTGGCATCTCAACAGATGAAGCAATGCGTATGAAAAATGCTAGAATGTATTGGTTGACATCGCGTTGGCCTCTCATAGAAATGAAAATGTCGCGCTCTGATTGCCTAAGGTGGTACAAGGAAAGTGGAGTTCATCCAATGCCAGGTAAGTCCTCGTGCATAGGGTGCCCATACCATCACAACGATCAGTGGAAGAACATGCAGAAGAATTATTCAAAGGATTTCGAAGATGCGTGTGAAGTTGATGACAAGATTAGAAAAGGGCTTAAGAATACTGAGGCGGAACTGTTCCTTCACAAATCAGGAGTGCCACTTAGAACCATAGACTTCCAGGAGAAGCCAAAGCAGGGTGATCTGTTTGGTGAAACATTTGATGAGGAATTTGCCGACGAGTGCGAAGGGCTGTGCGGTGTATAACAAGGATGTGGATTTTGATACGAAGTGCGTGCGACCGGGCAAGCCAGGAGCAAGAGGCCCAGAGTTCAAATGCTTTAATTGCGGAAAGTGGTTTAGTAATTGGAAATATACATTAGGGCAGGAATGGTACCCGAAATCAGATTTAAAATTCAAGATAAATTTTTTATGTGGACCAACTTGTTCTAGTGAAATTACACCAAGATATAAGAAATATTTTGAATATGAATTACCGGAAGGGGCATAATGGCTAAGGTGGGCTTAGCCAAACATAGAGGCCGGCGAAAGCTCGGAAGCAAGAAGAGGAAATTAAGATCGGCTAAATGGCGTAAACGAAAAACAGGAAGGAAAGGATAATGAGACCAACAAAAGAAGACATTGAAAAAAGAAAATCACAACTACAAAAACAACTTGACGATCTTGTGTTAAAGATCAATCAAGGAAAGCAGGCAATGGCGAACATGGAAGCTACTGTGAGTGGATTACAGGGAGCAATTCAGCAATGCAATTGGACTCTAGATCTATATAAAGAGGAAAAAGCTGAATAATGGATGTTTGGGACCCAAAGGATAAACTGACGGTTTTCAGCCGAATAAAAACCTTCATAGAAGCCCATACAGAGGGTTTTTCGGTCTCCCGGTACCTTTACTACCCGGGTAAATGGTTGTATGAATGGTTCTTAGGGGTATGTGAGAACTATGGCAGTTCAGTCAGCAACTGGGCCTGGCACCGCCGTTGGAATAAGGGTATTCGTCGAAAATGGAAAGAGGATTAATGAAACAAGAAAACGTTGCGCAGTGGTACTGGCAAAAGGACTGGAAGGATGAGTGGCAGAAAGCGTTTTACGTCGGGCCGAGAGAGGACTGGATGATTCCTATGAATGGAAACCGTATAAATACTAAACTTCAGACTTATGTTGATTCGTTGAATGATATTCCAGAGATGCAGGACCGCTATCTTTGGCTGATGGAGTTGGGAAAGAGATCTTCTATTATGCCGGAGAGGTTCAAGTTGAAGGAGTTCGAGGTCTCAGGTTGCCAGTCACAGACATGGCTAGTCCCTCATTTTAGGAAAGATAGAATTTATTTTACTGCTGATTCAGCTGCATTGATTTCCAAGGGAATGGTATGCTTGCTGGCTGATGTATTTAGTGGGTCTACGAAAAAAGAGATCGCAGCCTTCGAAGAAAGAGAATTAAAAAATTTGAATCTTGATGCTTTGCTGACTCCTGGACGTAGGAACGGCGTTTATTCGATGCTGAAAACAATTCAAGGCTACGGACAATAACATAACTATGATACATTTTCCCAATGTGTGTATT